ATTAAAGATATGGTCAGGATTTCCGATGCGCGCATGAGTGGCACCGCATTTGGCACTGTAGTCTTGCATGTTGCACCCGAAGCACAGGATTTAGGTCCCTTAGCGGCGGTGCAAAATGGCGATATGATCACACTTGATACCTTTGCGGGTATTCTGCAACTTGAGATCAGCGCTGACGAATTAGCAAATCGATTGGCTAAGTTAGCCTCGGTGAAACCCGTTCCCATCGGCAGTGGATATTTGTCTCTTTTTAAAGAAAGAGTGCTGCAAGCGGACGAAGGTTGTGACTTTGATTTTCTAGTGGGATGTCGAGGTGCTGATATTCCGGCACATTCCCATTAAACATGGCACCTTTTTCTTTTATAATGAAACCAAATAATTATTTTAAAAAAAGGTTGAGTTATGAAGTTGAGTAATCAGTACCCGAGCTTAAAAGGAAAGACCATTTTTATTAGTGGTGGCGGTACGGGTATTGGCGCCTGCTTAGTGAGATCTTTTTTAGAGCAGGGCGCAAAGGTTGCATTTGTAGATATTCTTGTGGATGAGTCAAATCAACTGGTTAACAGCTTATTGACTAATCAAGCTGATGCAGTCTTAAAGTTTTATCCCTGCGATCTGATTGATATCGACGCACTAAAAACGGTGTTAGCAACAGTAGAACAAGAATTAGGGGCGATCTCAGTCTTAATCAATAACGCCGCCTGCGATCAACGTCATTGTATAGACTCTTAAATAATGATCAGAAACCAATTAAATCGAGATTAGATAAAATTTGGCCTGAATAAATGAGATCGATTGAGGAACGGCGCGGGTTTGCTGGGTGAGTTATCCAGGCTACCGCGCCTTTTTTGTTTCTAGTGTGTGCGATCTCAATTTTGATCAATAGCGATCCAATTTTGCCAAATGACGCTAAAAAAGTGATCACTGTGATTTAAACCCATGTGACGTTTAAAAGAGGTTTAAATCTTAATCCCCAATATCCTTCGAGATGTGAACAACCTGCCCAACAACATGGAAGTTATGCTGTTCAGTCTTAGGCACTTCGATTGGCGGGTATAAAGGGTTATCACTCAATAAAAGCCAAGCGTTTGGTTTAACCTGGACACGTTTTACCCATAGCTGATTATCACTGCGTATCACATAGATATTGCCATCGGTCAGTTCTGTGCGCTGCGTGTTGATTAGCAAGGTGTTGTTGTTGCTTATGATAGGCTCCATACTGTCGCCCTTAGCCCATACTATTACTAAGTCCTTTTCAGCAAAGCCACGCCATTTAAGCCATCGCTTTCTAAAAGCCAGATGGCGACTAGGCTCAATGTCATCCGAACCTTCACTTCCCCAACCAGCGGATACTTGAACGCTATAGCCTGGTATCAAGGCAAACTCAGATAGAAAGTCATTGTTGGCTTTATAAGCCCCACACCTTCCCTCCATAACTTGAAGCTGATTGCCAGACTCAACAATTCCATTTGGATACTTTGGCCCTTTACCTGTAGCAAGCCATTCAACGGTTACTCCAGCAGCCTCAGCTATCGCCACAAGTCTTTCCACATTCGGCGTTGAATCGTTCTCGACATATTTCTTTATTACTGGTGGTGACAAATTCGCTCTCAATGCAAATGAACGAATACTTTCATCGCCAATAACAAGACTCAATCTATCGCAGAAACGTTCATGTTCATCAAAAGAACTTGAATGCGATCGTTCATGTTTATTTTCTTCGTTCATGTTTTCTATAAACCATTGATTTAAAAACAAATGTGTTTAATTGATGGATAAAACTCACAAATATGAACATGAATGTTTAAATTTAACTTGAAAACAAACGTGTTCGTGAATATATTTGTGTTAACTTTTTAGTAAATCTCACAAACAAAAGGGCAAAAAAATGGATAAGCAAAAACCTATCCCAAACCCAAAAAATGATTGGCATCACGCAGACATTATTGCCGCCCTCAAAAAACAAGGTACCAACTTAACTCAGGTAGCAAAGGCTGCTGGTTACAGTAATGCAGGTACTTTATGGAATGCCCTAGCAAGAAAGTGGCCCAAGGGCGAACGCATTATTGCAACTGCGATTGGTGTTGAACCAAACGTAATTTGGCCAAGCCGCTATTTACATCCTAACAAAAGCACCAAAAGCAATGTTAGCACAAATGATTGTGTAAACGCACAAAAGGAGGTCGCATGATTTCATTTGTGTTCACTTCTCTTTCATATCTGCACTTGATCAATGGTAGTCAGGCGATCGCAATTTTCATATCTGCAAGATCTGGCTTTGTTTGGAACACCTCTTTAAAGGCATAACCCAATGAGTAGACGCAACTGGAAAAAGGTACGAGCAAATAACCTGCGCCACTCGATGGAGTTGTGCTTAGAGTTTGCCCGCGAAAAACAAAACCTTTCAGTAGACCGCGTTGCCGATCTGATGGGTTTGCCTAGCAAGTGGACGCTATATAAATGGCTTGAGAATGGTCGCATTCCTGCCGTATTGATCCGCCCATTTGAGCACGCCTGTGGTGCGGATTACATGACCTTGTATATCGCTGCCTCTAGCAACCGCCTTGTTATCGATATTCCCAGCGGCCGTAAAGCCACTAATACCGAAGTTAACGAACTGCAAGGCTCGTTTAGTGAAGCTATGGGCTTGCTTATCCGCTTTTACCAAGGACAAAGCGCAGCCGAAGATACCATCACCGCACTTAACAATGTGATGGGTGGCATTGCCTGGCATAGCGAAAACGTCAGCAAAAGCCAAGAACCAGAGCTGGCGATGTTCGATGGAGAAGATGAATGAGCACATTACAAAAACAATGGTTTAGTGCTGCTGAATTAAGTGGTTTACCTGACATGCCAGGCACGACACAAAACATTAATGCTAAAGCCAAGCGCGAAGGTTGGACATGCCGCAAGCGTGAAGGTCGTGGTGGTGGTTTTGAATATCATCTCAATAGTTTACCTCCCGCAGCTAAAGCTAAGTTGCTTGCACAGCAAGGCAAGATTGAGCTTAACGGCACAGTATTAAATGCCCCCAAACCTAAAGCCGCGCGTGAGCGTTACGATGCCGCTAGCCTGTGGCAAGTGTGGGAACGTGCAGGCGAAAACGCCCAGGCTGTCGCTAAAAGCAAACTGGCCTATGTCAGTGCCTTTTATGCGCTAGTGGAAACGGGTACTAACAAAATGGCGGCGTATGAACATATCGCCAAAGAGTTTGGACTTGCCGTACCAACTCTGCGCCGCGATTGCAAAAAGGTTGCAGGCTTTGATAAAGCCGATTGGGCACCGCAACTGCTGACCAAAAACAAAATTGCGGCCATGAACAACGCCGCTAACCGTTTAGCCCCAGTGAGTGATGAAGCGTGGGCATGGTTTAAAGCTGACTACCTGCGGTTAGAACAACCTAACTTTGCCACTAGCTATTGGGCCTTGTTAGATACCGCCAAAAAACATGGTTGGCAAGTGCCGTCAGTAGATAGCCTTAAACGCCGCTTAGATAAAGAAGTGCCGTTTGAGCAACAAGTTATGCTGCGCCAAGGTGAACATGCGCTAATGATGCTCTATCCAGCACAGCAACGTACCGTGCTGGATATTGAGGCGATGGAGTGGATCAACGGTGACGGCTATCAACACAACGTGTTTGTGCGCTGGCATAACGGTGAAATCCTACGTCCGAAAACATGGTTTTGGGCGGATATTCGTACCCGCAAGATCCTCGCTTGGCGCACTGGTGTATCTGAAAACACCGACACTATTCGCCTGTCGCTAATGGATGTGGTGAATCAATACGGCATCCCCAAGCATATCACTATCGATAACACCCGCGCGGCCGCCAACAAGTGGATCACTGGCGGTGTGCCAAATCGTTATCGCTTTAAAGTTAAGCCAGATGACCCGATGGGATTGATCCCCATGCTTGGGATCACCCTGCATTGGTCGAGCGTGATTTTAGGCAAAGGTCATGGTCAAGCTAAGCCAATCGAACGCGCCTTTGGCGTGGGCGGTTTAGGTGAGTTTGTTGATAAACACCTTGCTTTTGCTGGAGCGTATACGGGGCCAAATCCTACCGCAAAACCAGATAACTATGGCAGTAAAGCGGTTGATGCTGAGGTGTTTTTGCGAGGGCTCGCCGAAGGTGTGCAACGCTTTAACGCTCGGCCCAATCGTGAAACCGAAGTGTGCCGTGGGGTTATGTCGTTTGATGAAGCATTCACCTCTAGCTATCAAAACGCCACGGTGCGTAAAGCCACTGCTGAACAAAAACGCATGTTGCTCCTAAGCGCTGAAGCGGTGCGAGTGAAGAAGGATGGCACCTTTATTTTGGATGCTGGCGGCGCGATTGCTAACCGCAAAAACCGCTATCACCACAATGAGTTATTTGCCTATGTCGGACAGAAGATCGTTGCCCGTTTTGACCCCGACAACCTGCACAGCATGGTGGTGTGTTACACGCTGTCTGGCCTGCTGATCTGCGAAGCGGAATGTATTGAAGCCGTTGGTTTTGGCGATAGCACTAGCGGCAGAGAACACAAACGCCACGCTATTAAATTTACCAAGGCTAATAAGTTAGCCGCCAAAGAACACTTGAGCATGACGACGATGGAGGCCGCTGAGTTAATGCGCGGGGTTGAACCTGAGCCGCCATTAACGCCAGCAGCCACCGAGATAGTGCATATCCGCCACGGCAATACCGTGCGCACTGTCTCCGCCCAGCCTGCAGGGCAAACAGAAAGTGAAAACTTTGAAGAAGCCTTTGCGCTAGGCGTATCGGCACTGTTTGCCGAGAAAAATAAAAACCGACTTTAACACCCGTTTAAACCCAAGTTAATTACGACCAAAAGGAAAAATATGATGAACAAGGTTGTCAGTATTTCTCAAGCAGAAATCCAAGGCTCACAACAGCAGCAAGTTATCGACACAGTAAAAGCGATGATCGATAGCAAAAAAGTGACCCAATCTAAACTGGCTAAAGAGATCGATGTTAGCACTAGCGTGATCAGTCAATATCTCAACGGTAAATATGATGGTATCGGTGGTGATGCAGCAGGAGTAACCGAAAAGCTCACCGCATGGCTTGCCCTGCAGACGAACCGCGCCACAAATCCTGTCGCGCCTAAGTTTGTGCAAACCCAAACTGCAAACCAAATCCATACCGCACTGGCATATGCCCATGCAGCCGAGTGTATCAGCGTGGTATTTGGAGCCTCAGGCGTGGGTAAAACCACCGCCGCGAAACACTACGCTAACGATAACCCCAACGTATGGATGATCACCGCATCCCCCTCAGCATCAAGCCTGAGTGAATGCCTGTATGAACTGGCATTAGAACTGGGTATGGATGATGCGCCTCGCCGCAAAGGCCCACTGGCTCGCGCCATTAAACGCCGCTTAACGGGTACAGGTGGACTGGTGATCATCGATGAGGCGGATCATTTGGATTACGCCACGTTAGAAGAACTGCGCATTTTACAGGAACAAACCCAAGTCGGCATGGTGCTGGTTGGTAATAACCGCGTTTATGCCCAACTGACTGGCGGCCGCCGCAATGAAGATTTTGCCCGCTTGTTTAGCCGTATCGCCAAAAAGGTCGGCATTCATAAAGCCAAGAAAAACGATGTAACCGCTATCGCCACCGCTTGGGGCATTCACGGTGACAGCGAACGCGCCCTAATGACGGTGATATCTGAAAAGCCTGGTGCGCTGCGCCTACTTAACCAAACCCTACGCCTAGCCGCCATGATGGCCAGCGGCAGCAATAGTGCCATTAGCGTTAACCATTTACGTGCCGCCTTTAAAGACCTTGAAGGCGTGGAATAACAAGAGGAAATAAATATGAAGGAATTTTTATTAATGGCTTTACCAAGTTTAGTGATTCTCGCGGTATGGCATTTATTAATCATTATAAAAAAAAGAGGCGGTTTATTTGTTGATGATCAACCAGATAGTGAACAGGTCTTTATCGATGCACAAGGCGTGAAATGGTTCAAATACGGTGTGGAGTATATCGATGGACGTAGTAAGACCATGTCATTTCATATTTGGGCAACGTCGTTTGATGATGCAAACCACCGCTTAAAACTGATTGGAAATAGCGGCCGAGTTTATGGCCAAGTGTTTTGTGAAATTAAGGAGTAAGGCATATGAGACACCAAAACCCTAAATTCGATGTGATTAGTGCGCTGCGTTTACGCGGTATGAAGGTTGTCCACTCAGGCGTGAAGGTTGTGCAAATCGACAAGCCAACCGCTGATTTTCGCCGCATGGCAGTGGACATTATCGAAAACATAAAAGGCATTCGCCGCCGCTGTATGGCGGTGCAATTTCACGGCGTGACAGTGCGTTGGGAGGAGTGAGACATGGCCAAGCTGATTATTGAAATTAACGATGCGGCGATTGATGACGTTTGCGGTATCGAGTGCAGCATGAAGATAGAAGCTGCACCTGAAAGTGAACGAAAACTTTCTGATGCCACCGTCTTAGTTCTCGCAAAAACAATGAAAAATATATTGCCAGAAATCACCAAGGCATTAGTTGAACAAAACGCTGGTCGCAAAGTAATGAGTACCGAAGTGGTTCAGGGCCAGTCTTTATCTCAGATGCTAGACGAACACACCGCATCTAAAAAAGCACATTAATTAAGGAATGAATATGAACACCCAAGATATTTCAACCCACAACCAAGCCGCTATTCCGCAGGGCTACCGCAAAAACGCGGTAGGCGATTTGGTACATGAAGACCGTATTAAGGCCGTGGACAAACTGCGCGATGAAGTGGTGCTAGCTATTGTCGGTTCAGCCAAAGAACTGCGTGAACAGATGCTTAATTTCAAACTGATGACGATGGCACAAATTGATGGCTTTGCCGAACTATCGGCCAGTGAATATGGCGTTAAGGTCGGTGGCAGTAAGGGCAATATTTTACTTACTAGCTTTGATGGCAAGTACCAAGTGCGCCGTGCAGTGGGTGAACACCGCGTATTTGATGAGCGTATCCAAACCGCTAAAACCTTGATTGATGATTGCATTAAAAGCTGGAGCGGTGGCGCGGATACCCGCCTGATGGCGATGGTTGAGCATGCGTTTCGGGTAAACCAGCAAGGCCGAATCGACGTTAACCAAGTGCTCAGTCTGCGCCAGCTGGATATCGACGATGCCAACTGGAAACGGGCCATGGACGCTATAGCCGACGCGATTCAAATCACAGGCACTAGTCAGTACCTGCGCCTATATGAGCGCCAACCCAACGGCAAATACATCCAACTCCCATTGGATATCAGCACCCTTTGATATAAGCGAAACCCGCCTCAATCTTGAGGCGTGGTCTATCCAGCGTAGTGGCTGGGTACTGATGAGCAGCTAACACATACGAGGATGAAGATGATGAAAACCAAGAAAACAGTCGAAAGTACCGAATATATCAGAACCGCATCAGATGCCGCAG